TCTCAAGCTGAAGCCCAAGAAAACGGTATCAGCACAGTAGCTAAGGGGATGAAGAAGCGACCACCAACTAAGCACATCGCAAAGTTAACTGGTGTCCAATTAACAGATGCCTACCTCCACACCATCAATAGGGATGCAAACGAGAAGTACATTGTTGCTATATCAAACGGCGCTCTCCGTGTGTGGGACTTACTTGGAACTGAGATGACGGTTAACACACCAAACGGTGTGGCTTACCTTGCATCTGCAACTCCTAAGACAGCCTTTAGAACGGTGACGGTTGCGGATTACACCTTCTTGGTCAACAAGGGGATTAAAGTTCTCAAGGCTACTGAGTTAACCCCATCCCGCCCATACGAAGGTTTGGTTAGCATCACAGGTGGTAACTACGGTAAGGTCTACTCCATTAAGATCAACGACGTTCAGGTTGCATCTTTCACAACCCGTGATGGAACAAGCGCTGCACATAGTGTTGACTTGAATACAGACACCATTGCTACCAATTTATACAACGGGTTGATTGCCTCAGGTAAGACGGCTACCCGCAGCGGCTCAGTTATCTACATATCCTCAGGAAACGATTTTAAACTTGAAGTGTTTGATGGGTTTAACAACGGTGCAGCGGTTGCCTTAAAGGGAAACATTCAACAGTTTTCTGACTTACCCAACAACGGTGTCGTTGACGGTTTCACCATTGAGATTGCCGGTGACGCTAACTCAGGTTTTGATAACTACTGGGTTAAGTATGTTGAGGACGGCTCTGCTTCAGGTATCTGGAAGGAGGCTGTACAGCCAAGCATCAGTAACGGTTTCCAAGACACCACAATGCCACACGCATTGGTACGAGAATCTGATGGATCATTCACATTCAAACAGCTTGACTACGGCAAGCGTTTAGCTGGAGATGAAACATCTTCACCAGACCCATCGTTTGTGGGTCGGGCAATTAGCGATGTGTTCTTCTACCGTAACCGTCTCGGGTTCCTTTCAGAAGACTCAGTTATATTCTCAGAAGCTTCAAAGTTCTTTAAGTTCTACAACCCGACTGCGACGGCGTTATTAGACTCAGCTCCTATCGATGCAGCGGTGTCACATACCAAGGTGTCTACTCTTGTACATGCTGTGCCGTTCTCCAAGCAGCTATTACTGTTCTCTAGTCAAACCCAGTTCGTCGTGGAGTCCGGTGACCTACTGACCCCTAAGACAATTTCGATCAAGCAGACCACTGAGTTTGAATGCAACACTGATGCAAAACCTTTAGGTGTTGGTAACGTTGTGTACTTTGCTGTACCACGTGGTGACTACGCAGGTGTCCGCGAGTTCTATGTTGATTCAAACACTGGAACCAACGATGCTTTAGACATAACAGCTCACGTTCCAACATACATCCCTAAAGGCATCACAAGGCTTGTGGCGGGTCTTAACGAAGATATCCTAGTTGCCCTATCACCTGAAGATCCTACGAGCCTGTACATCTATAAGTTCTATTGGAACAACTCTCAGAAACTCCAATCAAGTTGGTCTCGTTGGAGCTTCGGTGGCGACGTTTTAAGCATGGACTTTATTGAGTCAACCTTGTATCTAATCATCAACAGGAATGGTGATACATACATTGAGGCAATGAACGTGGCATCTCAGAACAACCCATCAACAGGCGAGCCTTACATCATTCACTTGGATCGAAAGGTAAACGTAGAGGGTACGTCCTACTCAAGTGGAAAAACATACTTCACAGTTCCTTATGATTTCACAGGAACCCTGAAGGCTGTCCTTGGTTCAGACACCGGTACACAGGCTGGTTCACTGTATGACGTTAATACCGATGGTGTTGGCAGTTACATCTTAGGTAACTGGTTGAATAAGACATTGGTCGTCGGCGAACCGTACAACCTGCGTTACAGGCTCAGTACGATAACCATCAAGAAGCAGCAGGGGGAAGGTCAGATCTCTGAGACAGCAGGCCGCTTGCAGCTTCGTAACATGATCTTTAACTACGCTGATGCTGGTTACTTTAAGGTATCCGTGACGAACTTAGGTCGCCAAGAGTTTAACTATGTTTTCTCAGGTGCAACCCTTGGGGACGCCTCGGCAACCTTAGGTCAGATAGCAATCAAGACTGGTAAGTTTCGCTTTCCAATACTCGGTCGCAGTGACAACGTAACTATCGAAGTATCTTCGGATAACCCAAAGCCGGTATCACTTCTTAACGCTGAGTGGGAAGGCTACTATGCCCGACGCAGTCAGCCAGCTTAAACCGCTACAGCAAGCAACCATAGAAGACATCAGATACCTCGCGGATAACCTCCGTGAGGCTGACCGTCTTGAGATGCACCACCACGGACTTGATCCGCTAAGTGGTCTCCTACAGTCATTCGAGTTATCCGAGGTTTGCTATTCAGCATTCATTGGTGACGAGCTTGTCTGTGTCTATGGTGTTTGCCCAGGTGAGGGTGTGGCTGTGCCTTGGATGATGGGAACGCCGTCGATGTCAAAAGTCAGACGAGAAACATTAACGTGGGCAGCAGCTGTCAAAGCAGAGTTGTCAGATAAGTACCCATTACTAATGAACTATGTGTGGTCTGGAAACAAGACGCACATCCGCTGGATCAAGTGGCTAGGGTTCGGTTTTACAGGAGAGAAGCTCATTCTCAACGAGGAGGAGTTCCTTCAGTTCACTTCAAGGAAATAAATTATGTGTGATCCGATCACAGCGCTACAAGTTGCCGCTGCTGCAGGGAAGTTAGATGCAGAAAGGAAAGCTGCATCTTCTCAGAAAGCTTCAAACGCAGCCGCCACAGCTGCTGCCCAAGCTAAGTCAACCAACGACATTGCTTTAACAAACATACAGCGTCAAGAGAGTTACGTTGATGCTTCTAAAGCATCAAACAGTGCCAACCAAGCTGCAAATGCTGCTATGTCAACTGGTGTCGTCGCCGCTGGTGAATCAGGGGTGGCTATGAGTGGATCAGCTCTCGCTCAACTGAGGGAGCTAGGTGCTATGGGTTCTGAAGATGTCGTAACAGCTATGACTAACTTTACACGCGAGAGTGGAGCCATAGATGCACAGTGGCAGAACATCTTTATTACAGAAGCTAACACCATTGCACGCCTCCCTCCGGTCAAAGCTCCCGACTATTTAAGTTTTGCACTCAGCATTGCTTCGGTTGATGCTGGCCTTACGAAGACGACGGGGCAGGGTCTTGTTGGTAACACCAAAGACATGTTCCTACCAGCTAAGTTCACCATTTAGTTGGCGGTCTAAATAAACAAGGTTAATAAATAAAATGGCAACAAGAGTACAACCACAGTATCAAAACAACCCTGTGCGCCTTCAGCGGAGCAGCGCTCCACAAATGGAAACACAGGTCTTTAATTCAGGCGCCGATAAGTCTCTTCAGTTAGCCGCCGCACTTGGGGCAACTCAAGCGCCATTAGCATCCTTGGCTGAAAGCAGGACACAAAAGATCCAAGAGGACGCTCTCACCTGGGCTAACGGAACGTCTACAGATAGCCTGTCTAAGGCTATTCAAGACCGCGCAGTACTACCTAGTGAAAGTCCTGTGTTTGCAGCAGCTATCAGGAACATCTATGGAAATAGAATGCTCACCGACACGGTGGGTCAAATCAAGTCAGACCTTTCCACAGGTAAGCTGAAGTTCAATAGTTCAGCAGAGTTCGACACCTACTTTACAAACATACGCTCTGAAGCATTGAGTGGTATGGACAGCTTCACGGTAAAGGGATACGACAAATCATTCAATGAATCACGAAGCGCTCTGTCAGAGTTTGTTAGAACAAGCAATGACCAAGAACAGCTGAATGATGCTTTGGTTGAAGGTTCGGCGGCGATCCGTTCTTACCTTTCCTACGTCTCAGATCCACAGCTGTTCAAGGGCACGCCAGAAGAAGGCGCTCAGATGGTTACCGATGTTTACGAAACGCTTGTTAAGAACGGTGTTGTTGCTAAGGAATCCGGTAAAAAGATTCTGATGGATGCTGCCAAGTCCTTGGTACCCGGGGGTAATAAAGATCTCTTAAACGCCATGCTTGAAAGTCGCACTTCAGACGGACTTTTAATGAGAGACATTGTTGGTGCTGATCAATCAGCGTTGTTTACTGAACAGGCTAAGGGAAACTTTAACACTCAGCAGGTCAAGAACTGGCAGCAGGAAGTTCAATCATTTCATTTGTTGGCTGCTGATGGACACCTGACAGGTAAGAAGCTGAACGACTTTGAAGTTTTATGGAAGCGCTATGAAGCGTACTTACCTGCCTCAAGTAAGTTGACGATTCTTAATGCTCAAGAATCAACCATGACTAGTCTTCGTAAAGGTACAAGCGATCAACTGTTCGCCAACATAAAGCAGCAACAGGATGATCAAAACTCAGCAAGCATTTCAGCGTCTCTTGCTTCCGATGACGTTCAGAATCTATGGGTCAATGGGGGCTTAGGCAACCATTCCAAGGACGGTACTTTCAGGTTGATGACTCAATCTGAGTTTATGGATAAAGCATACGAATTGCTAGATGTAGCGACCCGTGATCAAGACAGCGTAACCCGCATGTCACGCTTTGCTCAAAACGATTTGATAGACCGTCAGATGCGTACGGACTTACAAAAGCTTTCAACCAATATGTCTGAGGTAACTATTGGTAAAGATGGAAAGTCTATAGGGGATGTTCCACAAGATACAGCGGATAGGCTTTTAAATTTTGCAGAGTTGAATAAAAACAATCCCATGTATATGGAAAAGGTAATCGGAGATACCAAAGTCTACGACCAAATGGAGCTTGCATCTAGCCAGCTTGTGGCGGGTAGAAGCATTCGAGAGGTTGCCGTTGGAATGGCAAAGATACGCGGTCTGGGTGTCACATCCGCTCAGTACTCAAGTCTTACTAAAGACGTTCAGCTTGCTGTGGATGAAATTACCGGGACATCATTCTTAGAAACTTTAGGTTATTACACACCCGGATTTGATGGTGTTAAAGATTACTCAAACAAGATACGGCTAGCATCTTTAACCCGGAATTGGGCGCTGTTTAACTTGGTGACAGGCGCTTCTTCAAGCGCGGCAGAAGCGGCTAAAGGCGCCCAAGAGCATTACGACAAGAACACTGTACGTGTTGGAAACATGAAAATGCTTTCCACCGATTTACCTGTGATGCCTAAAGGAATCGTTGGGGAAGCCAATCCGGCATATTGGACAAATAAATACATCACCGATGTGCTTAACCCAATCGCAGAGTCAGCTGGGTTCTCTTCAGAAAGTATTCGACTTGAGCCTACAGCAGGTGGATACACCATCTACGTCCGTGGTAACTCGGTCTTGTTGGATGCTGGCGGCGTCGAAGTTCGAATCGGTAAGGACACCATAGGTGCTTGGGCGGTAAATGACTCCTCTGTAACTTTACGTACGGACTCCTTTGAGGAACGTATTGTTAAAGAAGAAAAGCGTTTAGGTGTTTCGCGTGAACGAATCTATGGAAGAGACATGAGTCCATACACCGGAACCATCATTGACAAAAACAAACAGCTAATTATTGACCGTGGGTGGGATGAACTACCACTTGATCAAATGCTAAAGAACGTCCGCGCAGAACGGGATAACAAAAAATAGAAAGATAAGTAATGCCAACTCCTGATGAAAATCGTAAGAGGGCTGCTGAACTGGAAAAACAATACGGCTTGCCTGAGGGCATGCTGTGGAAAGTTTCCGGTATTGAATCCAGTCACCGAGGTGATGCGGTAGGTCCAGTCGTTAAAAATGGCACCGGTCAGCAAGCCAAAGGCTGGTTTCAATTCATGCCAGCAACAGCCAAACAATATGGGGTCACAGATCCTACCGACTTCAACCAATCCGCCGAAGGTGCAGCCAAGTTCATTAGTGAACTTCTTGGTAAGAACGGAGGCGATACCGATAAAGCTCTTGCTTATTACAACGGTGGTCATAGAGCAGTAGCGGCTCTTGAGATGGGTAAACCTTGGGCAGAAACCAAGGACTACTTAGCAAAGTACAACGGTACACAACCACCTTCTAAACCCCCCGCCGAACCTATAAATATCCAGCAACCAGCTGTTACCTCAGACCCTATAGTCCCTTTAGGAAACTCCGCACAAGAGCAGCTAAAGTCCGCTCAGGACTCTCTCAAGTACGACGGGTTTGGTAATGGTCTTGTTGGTATTGGTAAGGGCTTAGGCGCAGGTATTGAGCAAACGTCTTGGTTTGGTTTAGGTATGGAGATTGCAAACAACCTTCCGTTTGATCCTAACTGGTCACCAACTGTTGACGAGCTTGCAAAAGGGTTGGATGGGGTTCCGGCTGAGTTTCACAAAAAGCTTTTGAGCGCCTCAGGTTCGGCAGAAGAGTTAGCAATCCGAGCTAAGAACGTTAAAAACCTTTTAGAAAAAACCCAAGAAGCAGCGCAGTTCGGTATCCCAGGTTACGTAGGTATGTTTGCCGGAGCGATGTTAGATGTTGATACAGCGTTAGCTGTAGCCATACCAACCTTCGGTGCAGCAAAACTTGCACATAAGGGGTCTAGGATAGCCGCCGGTGTAGAAGCTGGCTTACTTGCAGGCGCATCTAACTACGCTTACGAAGCAGCGACAAATGACATCAAGACTATAGGTACTCCTGAAGACAAGAAGTACGCAGCCTTGATGGGTCTATACCTCGGCGGCACGGTTGGTATGTTTGCAAAGCGTATGCCAGATTTACCTGATGCAGCGGCGGTGGCACGTAGTGCTAGTGCGGAAGCTTTGGCGTTCGATGATCTCGTAAGGCTCCATAAGCAGAAAGAGTCCATCAAGGGTTTTGATGCCATGCTCACTAATTCTGGTAAGGCTTTTAAAGCGCGGGTTGATAAAGATCTAGCTGGATGGTCTGATAAGTTTCAACGTGCAATAGAGCGTGACACGGCACTGATTATTAATAGGGACTTTTCTAGCAAGCCTACGACCCTTACGCCAGCCGGTAACCCTCCACCATTGTTTATCCGTGGATTAACAGATGAACCGGCAAGAGGCGGTAAAACAGATTTAGCTCGTTGGTATAGCAATCCAAGAGGGCTTATGAAGTTTGGTGAGAGTCGTGTCTTTGATTATCTTGATAAATTCCGTGGTGCAAATGAGGCTGACTTTTTAGCTCAATTTTCTTTTACCAAGGACGGTAGTATTAAGAGTGGGCCCCTCTCTGATCTAAACGCGTCAACATTTAAAAGCTTAGGCATAACAAACGCAGACGGGTTACGCGGTCTTTATAACCGGCATAAGTCTCAAGGTGCGACAGAGTTTGCAGTTGGTAACCGGATGTCAGACACAACAGGTGTCAAGTCAGTTCTTGTTGAAATCGGGGCAAAGTCAAGTGATCCCGCACTTGTTGAGCTTGCCAAGTTTTTACACAAGGCACTACCTGAGGATGCTGCGTTTAGCTGGGTAAATAGGGCAGAGTGGAATAAGGAAAATAAAAAACACGCCGGTTTCTATTCCCCTGACGCCCATAGGGTGTTTATGCCTGACGACCTTAAAGACGATTATTCAACAATGCTGCATGAAATTCTTCATTCGGCGACGGTACATAAACTTGACTATGGTTTCCTAAATCCAAACACACCGATTGGTGCTTTAACTACAGAGTTGGAAGGAATGCTTGGTGCAGCCCGTAAGCAGTGGAAGAAAACTCATGGAACTTCTTACAAAAATAACTACTACCTAACTAATAGTTATGAGTTTACGGCTGGCCTGTTCTCCGGTTCTAAAGGTATCCGGTCTGTAGAGTTCATTGACCTCCTGAAGAGTATGAAGGTTGCCGACAAGACCATGTTTAACCGTCTGGTGGACATTGTTCGTCAGCTTTTCGGTATGGGAGCTAAGGAAACTAATGCCCTCTTAAAATCCTATGACCTCTTAGGTGACCTTATTGATGAGAAGTTAGATGTAACCTTCAAGCGTGATGTTGATACGACCATCCACTTCCAAGCAGCCAACGAGTATGTAGATCCCATAGACGCCAAAGTCGCCACAGAGCAAGGGATCGGTGAGACCTTTGGATTCGGTCTAGCTTTGGAGAATGTCTTAGGTGGTAAGAACGTTCCTCAGTCTGTTCGGGATATTGCAGGAAAACTCTTTGGGACAACCATAGGCTACAAAGGTCACGGGGTTGTGACTAGAAATGCGTGGGATAGCTCGGTACAACTCTCACAAGCTTGGGATGTTCAGATGCTCAAGGGTGTTGATGTTCAGTTTGGGATGTTCAAAGAAGCTGGCGGGTATAAGTTCCATGAAGAAGGTAAAGCGTGGGAAGCCTTTCAGGCGCGAGTAAGTGATTTCATATTGGGCGTCGATGGTGACTACCACCCATCAGTTGTTACATCAGGTAATCAATACATAAAGGTAATGGGCGGCGTCGTCGATCACGTTAATAATCCCGGTCTGCATGCCGGAGAGGTACGTAAAGGTCTTACTCAAAGGGAGTACACCGATCCTGAGACTGGTGAGAAGTTACTGTCTGCACCGCTTGAGAAGAACACCCGCTACATGCCACGTCAAGGTGACATGAAGAAGTGGGATGAGATTGCTTCTAAGTTCGGTAAAGAACCAATTGTTGATTGGTTTGCTACTTCATTTAGAAAGGCTACAGGAGCTGATGAGGCGCGTTCTAAGCAGTTTGCTAAGTGGTACGTAGATACCACATACAACGGTAGAAAGAACCGCGCTAACGAGCTTGTAGACAACATGCTGCGTGGTCAGGATAGGGAAGGTTTGAAGACATCGCTTATGGATAACTTAGGCATCGATACGTTCGAAGCTGACAAGATCCTGAATGATATGTTTCCAAATAAAGAGTCCGACACCGGCGCACTTTCCTCCAGCCTCAAGCACCGCAACTCACTAGATGAAATGCACAAGGAGACTATTCTTGACAAGGATGGGCAAACTTTTGAGCTTGGGTTCAACGACTTGTTTGATACCAACGTATTTGATACCTTCCGAAACTACTCACGCCGTATGGCAGGTTCGGTAGCCATTGCAAATTCGTTAGGTGTTTACAAGTCAACCGACATTGACTCAATGATTGCGACAGCAACCAAGGTCAAGTTGGGTGGAAACAATGTGACTGAGGGTGAGCAGGTTAAGCATATTGAAGCACTCACCTTTGCCTTCGATAGGATCTTAGGTGTGCCACAGGAAGACGTTTCTAAAGTTAGGAAGGTCTTATCAATGTGGCGTAAGTTCAACGTGATCCGCTTAATGGGTGGCGCTGTCTTCAACCAATTGGTGGAGGCATCTCAGGTCGTTGGAACCTTAGGTCTTAAAGCAACCCTTGAAGCTACTCCAGAACTTTCAAAGCTTAGGCGTGATCTAGTATCCGGCAAAGCTCCTACAGAATTACTTGAGCATCTTGAGAACACCACGGGTGGCGCAGGTGCTGACTTTGTCCGTAGGATGGACTTTAGAAGTAGTGACACATGGGTTCGTAAGTTTGGCGATACCAAAATGAACCAACGTCTTGACGCACTGGACACAGGGTTGTCTAGATTTGCCTCAGGTGTCCTAGATAAGACAGGCATGACAGGTGCGATGGTTCAACAGAAACGTATACATGCGACGGCGTTAACCAACCACTTTATTGAGCTTGCCCATGGTAGGACAAATACCTTCTTATCTAATAACCGTTTGGCAATGATGGGTCTTGAGGAAGTTGACTTCACTAACATGAAGAACGCAATCGTTAAGTACTCGAAAGATGCTAAGGGTCAGTTTGCAAAGACTAAGTCTGTTGATTTTGATAGGTGGCAACTTGATGATCCAAAGACACATGCAGACTTCTTGTTAGCTGTTCAACGTGAGTCGCGCCGTGTGGTTCAGGAAAACGATCTAGCCTCAATGATCCCGATCATGGGCAGTACATTAGGTCAGACCGTCTTCCAGTTCCAGAACTTCACTATGCAAGCTTGGAACAAGTCACTTATGTTTGGTGTTCACAACGCTGACATGGCGACGTTCTCAACCATCATGTACGGCGGTCTCTTCGGAACACTGACCTACATGGGTAGAAGCCAGTTAAACACTATAGGAATGAATGAGGAGCAGCGCTCTAAATTTATGACTGAGCGTATGAACTTTGGTCAAGTCATGGCAAACGGTTTTGGTCGTATTAGCCAAGCGTCCTTACTCCCAACAATCTATGACACAACGATTGGAACCATGACTGGAACACCTTTGTTCTCAGGCATGCGTACTACATCAGACCTGTCGTCCGTTGCATCCAACCCAACGCTGTCAGCAGTTAACTCTCTGATATCGATGTCCAAGATTGTTAGGAACTCAGCATCTGATGAGTTTCAAACGACCAGTAGCGACATACGAACATGGGGTCGTACCGTGTTGCCTATGGCAAGCATCCCGCCGATCTCAACAATCCTTAACAGTGTTGCAAATCAATTCCCGACTAGCGACAAACAAGTTCCTGATTAATCAAAAGCCCGGTGAAAGCCGGGTTTCTTTTTGGAGTATTCATAGTGGCATTTAGTATTGTCCAGTTTGTGGGTGATGGAAATTCCCGCACCTACAGCTTCCCATTTCCTTATATCTCCACGGATCACATCATTGTCACCGTTGGTGATAGTGGGGTTGCCTTTGCGTTTGACAACACAAACACAATTACCCTAGACACCGCAGCCCCATCAGGCGACCGTGTAACCATAGCCCGTCAGACACCTAAGGTAGACGTACCAGTAGACTTCTCAGACGGCTCCATCCTGCGTGAAGCTGACCTAGACACACTAGCGATCTTCTCGACGTATGTGTCCCAAGAAACCTACGACCGCGCAGATCAAGCCCTCGGGTTTGACACAGTAACCGGTAAGTGGGATGCAACAACCTTCGTCATCAAGAACGTTGGCAACCCAGTAGACGCAGGGGACGCTGTCAACAAGGGAACTATAGACAACCTCTACCCATTCGTTGCTACAGTCGCAGGTTCAATCGGTAACGTAAATACCGTAGGCGCTGCTATAGTTAATGTTAATACAGTTGCCGGTATTATTACAAACGTTAACACCGTAGCAGGTAACAACACCAACGTGTCTAAGGTCGCTGCGGTTGATACCAAGGTAACCACCGTTGCTAACAATGATGTGAATGTAACTACGGTTGCGAATAACATTGGTGCAGTCAACACTACAGCGGCGTCTATCGCCGGTGTGAACACCACAGCCGGTTCAATTGGTAATGTAAACACCGTAGCCACTAACGTAGCTAACGTAAACACTGTCGCCGGTATCTCTGGTAACGTAACTACTGTTTCTGGGATTGCTCCTGCTGTTTCTACAGTATCTGGAAACACTGCTAACTTAAACACAGTAGCCGGTATCTCTGGTAATGTAACGACCGTTGCTGGGATTGCTACAAACATTAATACTGTAGCTTCTAATGCGGCTAACATTAATACTGTTGCTGGTGTATCTACATCTGTAACAACTGTATCTTCGAATATTGCAGCTATTCAGGGGGCACCTGCTCAAGCTTCGGCGGCAGCATCAAGTGCCTCAGCCTCCTCAGTATCCGCAAGTTCCTCAGCATCTAGCGCATTAGCCTCTGCTGCCTCAGCCGTAACAGCAGCTTCCTACATTCCTGACAACTCAGGCAACAGTGGTAAGTTCTTAACTACTGATGGCTCTGCTAACTCTTGGGCGGCAGTAGATGCCTTACCAAGTCAAACAGGTAACAACGGTAAGTATTTAACAACTGATGGCTCTGATGCTACTTGGGGTGTTTTAGATACAGATGCCAATACAACAACTAAAGGCTTGTACGAGAATGCGTCTGTTATTAGCACTACTTACGCCATTACAGCAGGGAACAACGCCATGAGCGCTGGGCCTATTACAGTTA